GTTCAGGTATTTCGGCCGCAACGTGCTTGACAAGAGCGGCGGCGCCAGCACGCAAACCTTCAGCCGATAGAGCAAGTGCACCAATAGGATCCGCAGCGATGCTTGTGATATAAGCGCGTTCAGATTCATGGCCAACTAGAAAGATTTGACCGGGCTCACATTCACGCAACGTCTTGACGAAATCATCAAGACCAGTGAACGGGCAAGAATTACGCGCGTGTTTCGGAAGGCCCTTCTGGAAACAGGGGCAATCGGATTGAGTTTTCCGGGAACACGCGACAACGTGGAAGTCAAGATCCGCCTGGCGTGACCAGAACACCAAGTAGTCAGACAGGCGTTCGTCGCACATATTGACGAAATAGACAATGCGTTCAACGAGTTCAGTAGTAGTCATCTCCCAATCGGACGGCTCCTTTAGCGTCGGCAAAGCCTTCCAGCAGTCACCGGGTCCACCGACGCGACGCGCAGGTGGGGCATTGATCGTGACACCATTGGCGCGGATGATCTCATTGAAAAGCACGTCGAAATCGACAGCTTTGATATCCGGGTATGCAAGATCAGGGGCGCTGCGCTTGGCATAAAAAAGGAGTGCGCGTCTTTCACGTGCGTTGCGAGTCGTGTAAGTGATGGTGACAGTCTCGAGAGGGCCGAGAGAAAAGGGTTCAACCAAGATGCGCTCGAATTGATAACCAGCGAAAGCCAAGAATTCACAAGAAGCGAGAGCATGCAGATCAAAGTCAAACGTGGGAGCAACAAAAGATTCGGCGTCGGGGAGATGAATCAAGCATTCAACATTGAATGGTTTTGCGTCGAGAAAATTGCTGCGTGCGAGAAACTGAAGCGCAAGAAAACCCGGGTCAAGATTGACATCACGGAGAGCGTCAGTCACGGTGAGCAATTGTGTTGTGGACGCCTCAGCAAACCAAAGGATCTGCGCTAGTTCGCGTTCTGGAGTCCAGGAATGCCATTCAAAAGAAGATTGATGAGCGGCAAAGTTGCGCGCTGCATCAAGTTGACAAGTTTGAAGAATCGCTGCCGGTGAGAGCCGTGCTTCCGAACGATGGGAAGCGGTTCCAAGAGCAATGCCACAAGCCCGCCTGAGTTCAACCAGGGCGTGCGAAAAATCAATGTTAGAATGGACAGAAGCGCAGCCGAAACGTTGGGAGAGATCCCAATGTAGCGCAGTTGCAAGAGACCACCGAATATCGACAGCTCGTTTCTCTTCAGCGTCTTCCAGCTGCGGAACGAGTGCCAACAATTCAGCACGTTGATAGCGGTGGCGGTCGTATGCACTTTGTCCATGGTACTTGATCGCTTGATAGGCATTATGCCAGCCCATGAACTCGGGCGGGATAGAGAAAGAGGCGTAATCAGAAATGGCGGAAATGTACGGGGTTACGATTCAAAATTTATGA